TCCGCAAGCCAGTGGGACAATGCGGCGGACACCCTGGAAGGCACCAGTATGGTATCCAATGACGATATCCGGGAGATGGTGCCCTTTAACCTTCTGCGCAATTCCCGCGCCGATGACGGGCTGGCCTATTGGGTAAACTCCGGCTTTGAGGCGGACGGGGAGAACGGGGCAAGCGGGACGGCGTCCTTTAAGGCGGAAGGAGTGGCAGGCATGACGAAAAGCCTGTCCCAGACGGTTTATCCTGCCAACCGTTCCAGCTACACCCTGTCGGCACAGATCGGCTCGGAAAACCTGGAGAAGTTAAGCGATAATTCCCAGGTTGGCATTGAAGTGATTATCGAATATGAGGACGGCAGCACGGAATCGAGGTTTATTGACCTGTATTAAAGGAGGCGGTGCGCAATGGCTTATCCCCTACCCTGGCGAGGATCACGCCGGAGCATTATGGTTCCCGGATTAAGTCTGTCACGGTGCGTGTGTGCGTGACGGACTGCACCGGGAGTTTCTATATCACGGACATCCTCCTGCAGGCGGGAGCCGTGGCAACGGGATGGGTAGGCCATCCCTGCGAGATACGGTGGACGCTGGATGGGTAAAGTACGCTTTGTCCGGCTGGCGGAGGTCGTGGGCCGGAAACAGGATATGCGTGTCGTGAGCGTTACCGTAAAGCCTACCATCACGGACTGCTCCGGCACGGTCTATGTCACGGACTTACAGCTACAGGAAGGATCGGCGCTGACCGGGTATGCGCCCCATACGGAGAAATGCCTGGAAAAATACCGGGAGGATGGCAACGTAAAGGCCCCCGTCTGGTTCAACGGCGTGGTACGGGGTGAGGAAACGGTCATCCTGTTTAATCTCGGCACTACCTCGGCAGGGCTGGACATCCATCTTTATCCGAAGTCCCCGATGGCGGCAGGCTCGGTTTCCCTTTGCCAGGGCGTGGGCGGGCAGAAGGTATCTTTCCCCCAGGCACTTTCTGCCGGGGACGACCTTGCCCTGCTTGCTTCCATGAGAGAATGCACGAAGAACGGGAACCCGGAGAAAAAAGAAGGCTTTTACCAGTACAGCGCGGCGTGGGATTCCAAGCACAGGGTAACGCTGGAGAATGGAAAAACGGCGAGGCTGCTGTTTTCCATGCAGGAAATGCAGGACGGAGGTGAACCGCTTTAATGGATACGCTCAAAGGCAAGCAGATCATGGTATGGACTTTCATGGGAAATGCCCGGATGTATGAAGCCCTCTGGGACTATGGCGACCGCATCAGCCAGATCGGGCTGTTTTCTTTTAAGGTAAGAGCAACCGGGGAAATCTACGAAACCGGGGTTGCCATCTCAGATATGCTGACCTACATCAACAAATGGCCCCACATCAAGTGGCTGCTGACCGTGGCCAATGACGGGGCAAACAGCATCTTTAGGGCGCTCCGGGATAACACAGACGGGGCGCAGGATATGTTCCTCTCAGAGCTTATCCGTATTATGGAGAAATACCCCTGGTGTGACGGGGTTGACATCGATCTGGAAAAGGGGGACGGCTATTCCACCCATGAAGCGTCCACCACCATGTTCCGCAATATTTACAACACGGTCAAGAATTATGACGCCACAAAGCAGATGAATATCTGCCTGCCGGGGATGACTTCCGTCAATGGTTCGGTGGGCGGAGAAAACTGGTGTGTCTACGGCGACCTGAATCCATACTGCGATACCGCCTCCATCATGTCCTACGGCATGGCATGGGCAGGGAGCGCGCCGGGGCCGGTTTCTCCCCGTTCCTGGCTGGAAGGTATTTATGATTACGCCGTCCAGGTCATGGACCCGGACAAGGTCTTTCTTGGGATGCCCGCCTATGGCTGGAACTGGCAGATTTACGATAAGCCGGAGAACCTGGGAAAGACCTACCAGGGAACGTCCAATACCTACTATGCCGCCAAGTTGTGGATGACGGACGGCTACAACTTTACGGATGATGCCCCTCCCCAGCCTTTTATCCCCATCGTGGCCTATTGGGATGATTACGATAAAGTCCCTTATGCCTTTCCCCAGGTCTATGACTATATGGAGGGACCGGATGCCGTCTCTTACGAATACCCGCAGCTTGCGGGAACCTATAACCGCAGGAACTACCTAACTGCCTATGTAAAGGAGCAGAAGGCGGAGTTTGGGACTATCCTCATCGACCGGGATGCCGGGAACTATTCTGGCGCATCCGGGATTGTTTCCATTGAAAACGGTGTGGCGACGCTGGGTGATGCCGGTTCCGTGACCTACAGCTTTACCGTGGGTACAGCGGGGACCTATGACGTGGCGGTGCGCATCTGCTATCCGTTCTGGGATAAGAACGGCATCTATATCTCCCTGGACGGGACGCAGAAGCATTTCACGGAAAGCCGCCTGTGGTGGCCGTACTGGAGGAGTACCTTCTGGACTTCTCTTGCCAGCGGCGTTTCCCTTTCTGCCGGGACGCATACTGTGACCGTCTCTGTGGATGTCAAGGGCGTGCAGTTTTATGGGTTCCGTGTCTGCTCGGCCTTTTCTGAAGGCCCGTCTGCTGGGGAAGCAACCTTTGCCCTTGCGCCCAGGAGCTTTAAGGATGTGGACGGCAACATGGCGGTGCCAGACAAGGGCTTCAAGCTGACGCTGGAGATGCTCCGCAGGAAACCG